AGAACCACAAGATTCTCCATCAGTCAAAATACAAACATTAACATTACTGACTCCAGTAGTCTTCTTAAACCCAGGAATGATTGACTTCATAACAAGGATAGATTCATTGAGAGGAGTTCCAGAGAGACCCATACCAATTGTTGGTGGATAACCAACATAATATTGTAATGAATATACTTCACGCCATATGTTAAGGCATTGACGTTCCCAGTTTTTGCTGTTAGTACGAGATGAAAAAATATTCATCATGCGAAAGTACTGCTTGCTTACATAGACTTCATTTTTAATAAGTCTTTCAGTAATTAGTTTTGGAAAAAATTCTCCAACTTGATTTTCCATTGAGCGTTCAGCACCAATCCACTCATTAGTAAATGCATAAACTTCAAAAGGGATATGTACTTTTTTACAGAACATACAGAGAGTCATTAGTTGCTTTAAAGTAGAAAGCAACGTGGTGTTCATGGAACCAGACCAATCAAGAATAAAAAGAAGACCATGATTTTTACCTTCAGGAATAATTGTTACTTTCTTGAACAAGTCGTCATTGTGTTTGTACGTATGTAAGATACTAGTATTGAGAACTCCAGTACGTGAGGTTTGCTGACGAGCATATGCGTCAGCTGCTTTCTTACATTCAAATTCTTTTACAAGATAGTTTACTTCTTTCTGAACAGACTTTTTAAATTTTCTATACTCTAAATCAACCCACGAAAAACCATCTACGTCAAGACCCTCTTTCTGATTGTCAATCCAATTATGAATTACATTCCAATCAACAACATAATCAGAAGCATCCAAGGTAGGAATGTCAACATATACATTTCTTGAATAAGAAATTCTACTAAGACTCTGTGATTGCTGATCAAAATTATTTTGAGTATCAGAAGAAGAAATATCACCACCAGCTGGTGCAGCACCATTCTCGTTTTCTCTGCGCTGTGCTTCTTCCAGCATCTCTTCGTGTGTCATGACTTCTTCACCACCTTCCTCACCAGATTCTTCGTCATTGACACTTTGACTTTCGGATGATCCAGAACTACCATCACCACCAGACTGAGGAATATCTGCAAGGTTCTCAAGATCTTGCTGCTGTTCTTTAGAATATTCCCAGATCTCTTCAGCAACTTTTACTGCTTCATCAAAAGTCTCTGTGTTTGCAGTTTTGTCTACCAGAATTTTTTCTTCTGCATTGAAATGAATAACAACTTCAGCAACACCAATTTTAAAATATAAATTGATACGATCAATCAATTTTAAACTATCAATATTTTCTTCAGCAATACCAAAAAAATCATCGTCATTGAGTTCGCGATATCCATTGAAGAAACATTTACGAAGACCAGGATAACGACGCTTCATAAGTTTTTCAATACGCGCATCTTCAGTCACGTTCACATAATCTTTAGGGCAATTGAATCCATCCCACATAGGAGTATATAAAGCATGTCCAACTTCATGTCCTACCAAAAGATCATAGACTGTACTAGATGCTTTATCCCATTTTGGTAGAGTCAATATACGATTATCTACATCGAAAGATGCTGTATTCACAGAACGATGCTCAACCAAAAGGTTTTCAGTAGCAAGTAACTTAGCAAGTTTGCCTTTGATCTCTTGTGTTTGCATGGTGTCTTTCTTTCTATGCAACCAGTATACACAAAAAAAGGGGGTCGTTAGACCCCCCTATGCCACTTCTAGTATTGGAACACGCTGTCCTGAATACCGACATCACCCTTAGGCATAACGTTAAATGCCAAAGCATTACGTGTCCACTGGGATTTGTTTTTTAATACTTTATGTCTTAGTTCACTAGGAAACATAACAATCAATGCATGTTCAGGTTGAATGTTCCAAGCAAATGCATTAAAGAAATTAAATTCAGATACTTTTACACAGACGCTATGTGGATTAGAATCTGTAAATTGAATTGGTGCAGTATCTTTTTCATACTCACCATAGTATATGATACCACTGAACCAAGCATTGCTATGCATATGTTCTTCACAGAATCCATCTTCGTATGTTCTAGCAAACCATGAAGTTGTAAATTGAACATCACAAATGTATCCCATGATTATCTGAACATAGTCATGAACAATGCTATGGAGTTTTTGCTTAAGAACAGGGTTCATGTCAAGAACATTTTTCTCTGTACTAACTGCTCCTTTACAACCATCAGTTCCATCGTCTTCATTCCAATTGCATTTCACTTCAAGATCTTGAAGTTCCTTACATATAGTTTCATCTACGTGGTGAGTAGAAACTGCTTTAGCAAATAAAGGAAATAATTCCCACCCGTCATCTGTTTTTAGAGTTGGGTAAGTCATTCTTCGTTAATGGTTTCTCTCACCACAGAATAGTTCTTAATTTTTTCTACGTTCAATGTTCTATCATATTTGTCAGTCATTTGTTCTTTGTGAGAGATAACGTAGATAGAAACACTATCATCAAAATTTCTTAGGATCCATCCTAAATCACTACCACCTTGATGATCTAATGAACCATCAAAGATCTCATCTAAGATAAGGAGATTAGTATCCACACTATTCTTAAGTTTAGCAATGCTACGCCAAGTAAGCAGAAGAGCAATATCAATACGAGCTTTCTCTCCTTCACTGAAAGATGCGTAGGAAAACTGATCTCTGTAACGCGACTTAATAGTTTCCTCAAAATTTTCATCAAGACTAAAGTTAACGTAGAATTCCATCCCCTGAAGATACTGATTAATCAGTTTATTCATTGTGGGAAGATACTTCTTTATAATTCTAGTCTTAATTCCGTTATCTTTCAACAACTGAGAAGCAACACTTAACACATCTTTATCTTGTTTAGACTCAGACATGCGAAGTGCTAGTTGTTTTTTCTCTTCAACTAAACTTTCCAGTCTAGTGAATGCTTCTTTTTTATCCCCGCCACCAGACTCTAGGTCTTTAATATCTGTCTCTACATTCACAATAGACTTACGAATCTGAGTGATCGCAAAGTTTGATTGTGAAATTGCATTATTTTTATCAGTGATTTCTGTAGAAATTTCATTCCATTTATAGAAACGTTTTTCTTCATCACCAATTGCTTGCAGGATTTCATTATAACCTAGAGACATTTCATCTAGTTTTGTTTTACCAGATTCAATTTTGTCAGATCTAAACTCTTCAGTCAATTCTTGTGTACAGGTAGGACACACATGATTTTGTTCAAAGAATTCATGTTCTTTTTTGCAGGCAGTTAATTTAGAACTAACCTTAATAAGAAACGTATTAAGTTTCTTAAGTTTTTTGGAAGATTCAGAATAGTCCCCAATTTGCGTATTGAGTTGTTCTATAACATTATTAGTTTCTTTAATAACCAAGTGATGTTTGTTTTCCTCATCCAGTAACTCAGCAATTTTAATTTCTTTGTTAGAAATATCTGCCTTGTTTTTCTTGTCAAGTTCTAACAAGTATGATTTTTGAAGACTAACTTTTTCTTTAAGGAGATCAATTTTATAATCAAACTCTTTAAGTTCATCATTATTCTCACGAATTTTATCTCGCAATACGACATTCATCGTAGAGAAGATTTGAATATCCAAGATGTCTTCGATGATCTCACGACGTTGAGCAACAGGCAAACGCATGAATGGAACAAACGTAGAAGAACCAAGCACCACGATTTGCGTGAATGATTTATAGTTCATCTTAAGTATGTTTTGCTCAAGATTTTTCTGTTGATCTACTGTAGTGCTTTCTTGATTCCACAACTGGTCATTGCAGTAGATCTCAAAAATATTTGGTTTGATACCACGAACAACTTTATAATCATTGTTCCCAATACTAAACTCAATTTCAGTAATGCAATCTTTTTCGTTGATACTATTAATCAACATTGGTTTGTTGATCTTACGAAATGGTTTCCCAAACAAAGAAAAGGTAAGAGCATCTAGAATAGTACTCTTACCTGCTCCGTTGTCACCAACGATTAGATTAGTTTTGTTTTTACAAATATCAACTTCGGTGAAGACGTTCCCTGTAGAAAGGAAATTCTTCCATCGAATCTTTTTAAAGGTTATCATGCAAGAACGTCTTCAGGGGGAATCAATAGGTCATCAGGAGTTATTATAGCATACTTTTGATCTCTTTCAACACATGCGTTCACAATAATTTCCTGGTCAACCTCGGTAATGCTCAAGGGCATTTTCTTTTCAGTCAGGTCATGCATCATAATGTTGTATCTATTTGCATCATCAAACTCTATAAACAAAGGAATCACCTGTTCACCTACATCATTCAGAAGAGAAAATACCCCAGTCTCTTTGCCCACCAGAGTTAAGATAAACATTAAGCGATTTCGCAACTTTCAATATATAGAGATTTCATAAGATTTTTTAAATCATTTTTATTTACGGACATTTCTACTTCATCAATATACTCACTCAGCAATGTCATAGTATCTTTCACCTCAACATCTGCATCAGAATCATTTAGATCATCTTCTAGAAGTGTCTCAGCAATCTTCACATCATGAACTCCTACGTTGTAAAGACGATCAACCAATGTCTCGAACATGTGGTAATCTGTTTTTTGTTCAACAATGATTTTGATGTACTTGTCTTTATAACATGACACATCTTGTTTGTTGTAGTCCACACTGGTGTCGTCATAGAAGATTTTGTCAAAGATCTCATAGGGATTTGCGACAAACTTAAGTCGATCACTTTCAGTATCGTAGATATGGAAACCGCGAGCGTCTTTATAATCATTCCAGAACATCTGATAAGGGTTGCCAAGGTATTGAACATTACCTTTTTTTGATTGATGGTGATAGTGTCCAGACCAAACACGTTTAAAACGATGGAATAGTTTGTGATCCATACCATGATCCATCACCATACCAGCATTCATCTCAAATCCAGAAAGTTCTAGGTGACCACAACAGACATCTGCCTCACTAGTTTTCAAAAGTTTAAAGACTTTATCTTGATTTTCTTTATTGATCCAGGGAAGCATCAAGAATTTCTTACTGCCAAGTTTAAGATGCTTGGGTTCAGAATAAATTGTGATGTTATCGTATTGCTTAAGCAGCAACTCAGGTGAGTTGATCTTATTGGTGTTCTTGTAATACACACAATGATTGCCAAGCAACATGTGTACTTTATAGTTCTTCAGTCTATCGAAATAATTAGTCGTAACTCGATTACATACATTATAATCCATAGACTTTCTGTTATCAAATGTGTCGCCAAGATCAATGATCGTGGTGATACCTTCTTTCTCAAGCGTTGGAAAAAATACGTCGTCATAGAACTTCTGAAAGTAAGTCCAGAATGCCAAGGAACCCTTGCGTCCGTCTAGATGCTGGTCAGTAATTAATGCAATTTTCAAAGTTTGACACCCATAGAAACGGAAGTAACATACGTATAATCATCAAGTGTTCCATCCTGCAAACACTTAAGATGCCATCGTGTTATCTGAGCAACTCCTTTCTCAGTAGCACCAGTAATAAAGTTAGCACCATAAGGTTCTTTCAATACGCTGGTATAAAGACCAAAGCGAGTTGCTTTGACATAGAAAACGTCATCAATCCAAACTTGGTCTTCAGGAATATTCTTTTCAATAGTAGGATTAGATCCTAGACTAGTTGCTAATGTAGATTTCATCGGTTCATTCTTGTTTCAATATTTTCTTTGATGCTACCCATGTCAGAATACGATGCGTTCATACCTGCCATATCACCTTCGTAGCGTTCGGTATACATGACTTCCTGATAACCTGACTTCTCAAGAACACGCTGCTTGATCTCCAGTTGCTTCTTCTCCTTCTGTATGCGTCTCAGGAAGGCGTAGTAGATAATCTGGGTGAAGTATGCAAAAGGATTAGAACTCTTCTCTGGGTCGAAGTTATCGATGTATTGTAGGCAGTTCTCAATGCCATCACAGATCATGTCCTCACGGAACATGTAGTTGACAAAGTTTGGTTTGTATGAAAGGTGTGTAGCGATCTTCAGGAAACACTCACCAATATAGTTAGTGACTCTTGGACGAGGTTTTCCTTGTTCCTTTGCACGATGAACCTTGCTACGATACTCCGTAATGGCAGCGAGGAACTCTTTGTTGTTTACGTAATATTCTTTGTTTTTGGTCCTTGCCATACGGCTGTTTGCTTCTCAGAACATTATAGTCGATTATCAAGAACATGTCAAGGCTTGACAGATCCTCAGAAACTTAGTAGAATAACTCTGTAAGGGTTCAAGAGACAGAGTATCTTAGCTTCTTTTAAATAGAGATTCAAGATTCTTCTTGACTTCCTCTACTGATCCTATGTAACCATTGTTCTTTAACTTGTTTGGTTTCACATCACAATCTTCATTGAAGTTATCTTCATCAAGATTACCTAGGTAGAAGTTTTTAATTTTATCATCTAGTTCTGTCATCGTGATGACTTGTTCCATACGAATAATAAACATCTCTTCGTATGTTGCTTTCATCCACTCCTTCAAAATAAAACCAGATACGTTCTTACCATGTTTTTTAGTGTGGTGATGTTCTACTAGTAATGGTTTCTCAATAAGGAGGGAGTCCTCTTCTTTAAGGTAAGATACCTTAGCAACGATCTCCTCTCCTGATCTTAATTTTATACTTGAATAGAATTCTTCTTCCATATTATTTTCTTAGATCTATTTTTACTTTTTCATATTTAAAATTCTCTTCTTGATAGATCTTCACT